CTATGCCGTGCCGGTGTGGACCGACAAGGCTTGGCTTGCGGCCGCCATCCATCCCGGCGACACGGTGCTGGCCGTGAGTACCACGGACCTGGACTATCACGCCGGTGGGCTTGCCATCGTCGGCTCAAGCGCTGGCGCCAGCGAGGCACTGGAAGTCCTGTCCCTGACCGCCGGGACGATCACGCTCAAGCGCCCGGCCTTGGGGAACTGGCCCGCAGGCTCCTGGATCGCCCCGGCCCGGCTGGGACGGTTACCCGCCCAGCAGTCCGTCACCCGGCCAACGGCGGCGATTTCCCAGGCCAAACTGCGCTTCGACCTGGAGGACCTGGCCTCGCCGGTGGCGGCGACGCATTCGCCGATCCAGTACCGAGGCTACGACACGCTGCTGCAGCACCCGAATCGGATCGAGGACGTCAGCATCGACTATCAGCGACTCGCCGATGTGTTCGACGTTGAGACCGGCACGCCTGCGGTGATCGACATCCCGAACCGGCCCTTCATCGTGCGCCGCTACCAGTACCTGCTGCCGGATCGCGCCGACCTCACCGCGATGCGGGGCTGGCTCGCCGCCCGTGCAGGTCGGCAAGTGCCTTTCTGGGTACCGACCTGGGAGCGTGGCCTCGAAGTCGCCCAGCCCTTCACCTTGGATGCAACGGAAATTCTGGTCCAGGCCAGAGGCTTCGCCACCTACTACCAGGCCATGCCCGGCCGGCGGGACGTGGCCTTTCTGCACAACAACGGCACCTGGTTCTTGCGACGGATCACCGCTTTCGAGTTCGTGGACGGGGTCGTCGAGCGGATGCGGATCGACGCCGCGCTGGGCGTGGCCTGCGCGCCGTCCGATTTCCGGATCGTCTGCTTCCTGGAATTGGCCCGACTGGAGAGCGATGCCGTGGAATTTTTCTTCGAAACGGATCGTGTGGTTCGGGTGACTTTGCCTATTCGGAGCATCAACGGATGACCTATCAGAACCAAGAAAACAGCCTCCATGCCGGCCAGCCGGTCGAGTTGTATTGCTTCGCGCTGGGGACCACCGTCTGGCGCTACACGTCGGCACAGAGCGCCGTGACCTACAACGCCGAGAAATACATCCCGGCGCCGATACGGCGCTCGGAGATTGAGGAGACGCAGGAGTTCGGCCGCGCAATGCTGAATCTGGAAGCGGCACTCGACATCGGCGTGGTGCAGTCCTTCATCGTGACCCCGCCCGATGGCGTGCTGTCGCTCACGATCTTCCGCCAGCATCTGACTGACCCGAACGCTGAGTTCATCACCTGGTGGAAAGGTCGCGTCGTGTCGGTGGTGTTCAGCGGCGTCACGGTGCAGATGCGTTGCGAGCCGATTTTCACGACGCTCAAGCGTTCGGGGCGCCGGGCGAACTACCAGATCAACTGCCGTCATCCGCTGTACCACGGCGGCTGCAAGGTCAATGCGGCCGACTACAAGACCGCCGGCATCGTCGAGAGCGTCGCGGGGCTGGAGGTGACCGCGTCCGTCTTCCTGCCCAAGCCGATCGCCTGGTTCGTCGGCGGCCGGCTGATGGCCGCCGGGGCGCAACGGATGATCGTCGCCAGCTCCGGCGGCGCGGTGACCCTCTCAGCGCCGATTCCGGGCCTGAAGGCCGGCGACGCGTTCGAGGCTTATCCGGGCTGCGACCACACGCTCGCGACCTGCGCCGCCAAGTTCGGCAACCAGCTGAACTACGGCGGCTTTCCTTACATCCCGGTAAAGAACCCTTTCACCGGGGACGCCATCGTTTGAGGATGTTCCATGTGGCAATACCTGATCGTGTGGGTGATCACGACGGTCCTTTCGTCGCTGCTCGCCCCGAAACCCAAGACCACGACGCCGCAACCCGGCGATGTCGATGCGCCGGTCGCGGCGACCGACAGCCCGATCCCGGTGTTGTTCGGCACGCGGACGATCAAGCAGCCGAACTGCGTCTGGTTCGGCGATGTGCGGACAACGCCGATCAAGACCAAGGGAGGCGGCAAGAAATGAGCGAACAGCACAGTACCCGGCAAATCGCCACCCACCTCGATGCCAAGGCGCTGGGCTATTGCAATGCTGGGCTGCGCCGTTGGTTTCCGCGTGACGGCGTGACCTTTGAGGACTTTCGCCAAATGGGTGTGACCACTGACTGGCTTCGAGCCACTGGCGATGCAATGGCCATTCGGCTGGCAGAGTACGCCGAGCTGCAAGCCAAATCTGAAACGAATGAGGGAGTCAAGGCATGAGCGGCGGCGGCAAAGGCAGCAAGAGCGTCACGGTCGGCTACCGCTACTACGCCGGGATGCATCTGGCGCTGTGCCACGGGCCGGTCGATTCGCTGAACAAGATCATGGTCGGCGAGCGCACGGCCTGGTGGGGATCGCTGACGTCCAGCGGACGGATCGCCATCGATCAGCCGAATCTGTTCGGCGGCGACGAGCGCGAAGGCGGGATCGTCGGCGCCGTGGATCTGGTGATGGGCAATGCCTCGGACGGCCAGAACGACTACCTCGTCTCCAAGCTGGGCGCCAATGTGCCGGCTTTTCGGGGCGTGGTGTCGCTGGTGCTGCGTCAGCCGCAACTGTCGGCGATGAACCCCTATATCAAGCCCTGGAGCGCGGAACTCACGCGGATCATCCGGCGATCCGACGGTTCGCCGCAGTGGTACTCGGACAAGGCGGCCATCGCCGGCGACATGAATCCGGCGCACATCATCTACGAGTGCCTGACCGACCGGACCTGGGGTCGTGGATACAGCTCGGCCGAGATCGACGACGCGTCGTTTCGCGCCGCTGCCGACACGCTCTATGCCGAGAATTTCGGGCTGTCGATCCTGTGGGATCAGCAGCAGGACATCGAGGCCTTCATCGAGCGCATCCTGCAGCACATCGACGGCTCGATCTACGTGAGCCCCCGCACGGGGCTCTTCACGCTCAAGCTGACCCGCGACGACTACGATCCGGCGACGCTGCTGGAGTTGAACCAGACCAACGTGATCCGGCTGGAGTCGTTCGAGCGCACCTTGCCCGAGGAGCTGATCAATCAGGTCACGCTGACCTACCACGACCGCACGACCGACAAGAGCGTGTCGATCTCGGTGCAGGACATCGCCGGCATCGAGCGATCCCTGGGTGAAATCAAGGACGCCAAGGTCAGCTACGAGGGCGTGGCCAATGGCGCTCTGGCCGCGCGCCTCGCAATGCGGGATTTGCGGCAGTTGTCGTCCACCCTGGCGAAGATCACGCTGGTGGCCAACCGCACGGCCGCCAGCCTCAACATCGGTGACTTGTTCAGATTCTCCTGGCCCGAGCTGCGGATCGAACAGTTGATCCTGCGGGTGGCGCAGATTGGCTACGGGACGCTGGCCGACGGCCGGGTGCGGATCACCTGCGTCGAGGATGTGTTCGGCCTGCCCGATGCCGTTTATCTGGCGCCCGCCGAGAGTGGCTGGGTCGATCCACGGCAGGCACCCATCGCGGCCAACTTCATTGCTGTGAGCGAACTGCCGTACTGGACGATTGTTCATGAGATGACGGGCGAGTCGGCCGCCGCCCAGGCCGAGATTGATCCGAATGGCGGGTTCCTGTCCGTGTCGGCGGTGCGCCCCTCTGGTGCGGCGATCAACTACGCGGTGCTGACCCGGCAGGGATCGGCGGTCTTCGAGAAGATAGGCGTCGGTGATTTCATCCCGTCCTGCGTGCTGGCGAACGACATCGGGCAAACCGAGACGGTGCTGAACGTGCTCTACGGGGTCGATCTGGATCTGGTCACGCTCAACTCCTACGCGCAGCTCGATGGCGAGCTGGTCGCCGTGAAAGCGGTCAATGTGGCTGCCGGCACGGTGACGGTGGATCGGGGCGTGTTGGACACAGTGCCGGCGAAGCATTCAGCGGGTGCGCGGCTGTACTTCGTCGAAGATGGGCAGTTCTACAACACGAGCCAATACCTGAGCGGCGAGACGGTACAAACCAAGGTGCTGCCAGCTACCGGGATGGGCGTTCTGGCCGAGGCGTCGGCGCCGGCGATCAACTACACCTTCGCCAAACGTCAGATCCGCCCCTATCCGCCCGGCAAGTT